CGCCGAACAGCACCACGGCGGGCACTTGGAAGGCGGCGGCGGCGTGGTGCAGCCCGCCCTCGGGCAACACCGCCGCCCGGGCCGCGGCCAGGATCGAGAAGGCCTCGCGCCACGTGGCGGTGCGCACCCGGGTCACTCCCTCGAGCGAGGGCTCGCCATGGGCGCCGAGCTGCACCCAATCGACCCCGGGGAACGTCCACACCAGGGCTTGCCAGTTGCGCCACCCCCATTGCTTGTTGGGGCTGGCCTGCGCCTTCAAGTTGGGCTCGATCACCACATGGCCGCGCCCGACGCAGGCCGGGCTCGGGTACACGCCCGGGATCCGGCCCGGGGTCGGGCGGTGATCGAGGTTGAACGCCCACCGCTCGCGGGTGGTGCGGGTGTAGTCGATGTAGGGGCGACAGTTGCCACCATCGGCGAAGGTCAAGGCGGCGGCCTTGGGATCCTCGGTGAGGATCGGGTTGCCCGCCCAAATCGGGTGGCTGCGCGGGCGGCCTTTCACGTCGAGGATGCACGCCCGGCGGTCATAGCTGGCGCCCTCACGTAAGGCGCGGCCGGCCGCCATGATCTCGTCACCGAGGCCCATGAGACCCCCACGTGTCAGGGTTTCCGCTCTCAAGGCATCAGGGCGCGCCAGGGCAGGCCGGCGCGCATTTCCTCGAGCGTCCATTGGTTGGCCGCCAGCCACGCCGCCCACGCTTCGCGGTCACCCTCGCGCCGGGGCGTCTCGATCTTCGAGAGATCGAGCGAGGCCAGCGGGGCCGCCGCGGCGTGCGGCGTGGTCATGAAAACCGGCACCCCGGCGAGCAGGGCCTCGACCGCGGTGACGGATTGGTGGGTCACCACGCACCACGCCCGCGCCGCCTCATCGGCAAACGCGGGCACCCGCACGTGCGCGGTCGGCTTGAATCGGATGCGCACCGGCCGATCGGTCACGGCGCGCACCGCGCGCTCGACCTGGCGCACCCACTCGGCCGAGGTGATCGCCTGGCCCGTCAGGTGCAGATAAGGATCGCCCGGCGGGGTGATCAGCACGAAATCGCCCGGCTTGCGCCAGTCCCGAATCTTCGACCGCGTGGCGATCAACCGCCCGGGATCCGCCGCAAGCCCCGGCACCTCGAGGCCGATCTGCGTGGCCGAGCGGGTGATCCGATAGAACGTGCCGCGCGCGCCGAGATAGGCGTGATCGACGTAAAGCCATGGCCGCGCGCCGGCCTTGACCTCGAGAAACGGGCCGCGGGTGTCGTTGCTCACGCCCCAAAAGATCGGCACCCCGCGGATCTCGAGCACCTCGGGGAACCGGGCGAAGCGCCCACCGGCCCCCTCGGCGAAGGCCTCGAGCACCATGCGGCCGGCCTTTTTAGCCTTGTCGGCGTAGTAGACCGGCGAAGGCGCACCCATTGGCGATCTCCTCGATCGTCCATTGCGCCCACGCCAGGCGCTCGAACATGGCCAGGCGCGCCGCCGTCGGAAACGGGGGCGCATCGAGCTCGGCCAGATCGGGCCAGGCCGCCGTGCGGCCGATCCAATGCGGCGAGAGCGACACCACGGGCACCCCGGCCAGAAGCGCCTCGAGGCCGACCCGGCTTGACCACACCACCACCACCCCGGCGACGGCGAGATCCTCGGCCAGCGGCACCGCCGGCGCATGGCGCCCGGGATGCGGGCGCACGCGCACCTCGCGGGTGGTATGGCGCCGGCACATCAAGGCGGTTCGATCGGCCCACCCGCGCGGCATGGCCACCCCGTCGGGGCCGATGCCGCGTTGCGGGGCAATGATCACCGGCCACGGCGGTGGCATGTCTTGCCAGGGCTGGATCTCGACACCCCAACCGGCCCACCGCTCGGGGCCGCCCACGGCCCACCAGCCCGCGCCGGTGTGGTGCCCCTCGGCAAGCGCCAGCGTGTCGACGCCCGAGGGGTACGGCACATAGCCGTTTTCCATGACGAACACGCGTCCGCCGGCGCGTTCCATTTCCCGCGCCCACCCGTCGCGGTGGCCATAGCGATTCCAGATCACCAGCACATCGCCGGCGCAAAACCGGGTCGGCTTGGCATCGCCCACCACAGGGGCGAACCCATGGGCCTCGAGCCCGGCGGCGGCGGCCTCGCGCCGCGCGGTCAATTGGCTATGCACCGCAATCCAGGCGGTGGGCGTGCTCATCACCAGAGCTCCCGGGGCCAGCGCTCGAGGGTCTCGGCGAGGCTCATGCGCGGGAAGACGGTGAGCGCGCTATCGGGGTTGACGGTAACCACCTCGACCCCGAGCTCGGCGAGCGGGGCGGCGATGGTTTGCCATTTCGGCAACATGGACGATTGATAGATCGCGGGGTCATGGTGGAACCCGTGACCGCCGTGCCAATGGGTGCCCCCGGGGCCGACCTTCATGTCGATCCCGAGCAACGCGATCCGCCTGGCCCCGAGGTGGACCGCCAGATTGACGCATTGATACCCGCTATTTGATCCGGTGCGCACCCCGATCGGGTTGCGCTCGAGGCCGGTCTTGCCGGTCTTGATCAGCTTCCAGTCGGCGACCACCCCGGGGTGCTCGAGACACGCCCGGCGGCCGGCGAAAGCCTGGAACGCGGGGCGCGCCTGGTGCTTGAGATACCACCGCCAATCACACCACCAGAGCACCGCGGCATCGGGGGCGATCTCATACGCGTCATTGATCGCGATCATGGGCCAGCCGGCGCCCCGCACCGTCGCGACCGCCTCGGGGGTGAGACTTGGCCCACCGCCGAGGATCGCCACCGGCGGATCGCCCGACCCCCAGATCCGAGGGACCGGGCTAGTCATGTCGGACGCGCAGGCCCCACAGGATCGACTCGAGGGAGAACTCGAGGCTTTTGGAGATCGAGCCGACCACCACCGGCGAGCGGTTCTCATAGAGCGCGGTGAGCAACAGCTTGATCGCCTGTTTGACCCGCGGGTCGATCTTGGCGGTGTAGTCCGTCGGGCTATCCGAGCTCGGCGCGTAGCCGGCGACATAGGTGACCCGCACCGCGTGCAGCTCGCCCTGGCGGGTGAGCGGATAGGTCACCCCATAGGCCGGGTGAATCCGCGCGATCACCGACACCGTATCGGCCTGATATTGCGAGGGCGCCCAGGTTTGCAGCGTGCCATCGGTGTCGACGTACTCGATCGAGGAGATCGAGCGCACATTGGCCCACGGCAAGCGGATCGGGCGCGCGCTCGGGAACGTGTCGAACCGGGTCTCGATCGTCTGCTCGACGAATATGCGCCCGGTCCACTCCTCGCAATGGACCCGGGCGGCGGCGATGAGACCCTCGATCAAGGTGTCGTCGTCGCTGATATCGACGCGCAGGTGCGCTTTCGCCTCGGCCAGCGTGACCGGCTCGACCGGGGGCGCGGTGATTACGCGAGAGGCCGAGACGGTCATGGGGACTTAGTCCTTCTTGCCGGCGCGCTTGGGGGCGGCCGGCTTGGCGGCCGAGCCCGGCGTGGCGTCGGTGGTCTCGAGGCCGAGCTCGGCCGTGGTGGTCTCGAGGGCGGCCTTATCCTCGACCTGGCCGTCGCCTGCAGTCTCGGTTGTCGGCTCGGGCGCCGGGTCGGCGGCCGGCTCGGCCAGGTCGCGCTCGACCAAGCGCGCACCGGTCTTGTCGGTGACCTCGACCACCTCGCCGGCGGCATGCGCGCCGCGCGGGCCGGAAAGCGGGGTTTTCAGTTTCACCATCATGGGAACACCTCACGGGGTTAGAGGGCGGGAAAGTGCAAAACCAATGAGACCGGCCGGCCCCAGAAGAGGCCGGCCGGGAATGTCACGCCCTGGAATTAGGACGGGTGAGTCAGTTTCTTGATCGGCGCGTAGGTCGAGGCGTTGGCAAACATGGCCTCGCCATCGTGCCGCGAGAACAGCAGGAACCCGACCTGGCCGTTATCGGCATAGCGCTCGACGAGGCGGAGCAACAGCATCGGCCCACTGTCACGGATCGTGTAGGCCGACATATCGCCGAACAGCACCGAATCCGCCGCGCCCTCGATCGTGTCCATATCGTTGTTGCGCTGGAAGCCGTAGCCCAGGATCGTGTCGGGCTCGCGGAAGGCGAAGCCCGGCAGGAACAGCGGCTGGCCGGTGCTGTCCTTGAGCTTCTTGACCGCCTTAACGGTGTCGTCGTTCATCATCCACGAGGCGCCGTCGCGATAGGACTCATCCACCGAGTGCTCGAGCTCGATCAGATCGTCGAACGCGATCTGGCCCTCGGCGGCGGCGGTGTAGCCCGACGGCGAGGCGGTGACGATCCCGTGCGGCTGGCCCGAGCCGGTGCCATAGGAGAAATGCTTGTTCGTGCCTTTCTGCAGGCGGCGCGCGAACACCCGGTTAATCAGGGCGTCCATATCGATGATCGTGTCCTGCAGGAGCTCGAACGAGGCCCGGGCACGCGTGCGGTACATGAACGCGCCGATCGCTTTCTGGCCGAACGTGACATCGGTGTCGGTTTGCGAGGCGGCCTCGGCGACGATCTCGGCCTCGTTCGACGTGTCGTCGACCGTTGGCATGTTGACCGTGTTGCCCGAGGAGGTGGTGAGCACCGTGGCCACCGCCCGCACCCCGCCGATCGCCCGCACCGCCTCAATGATCGAGGCCTGCGTGTCCACCGGGATGGTGTAGCCGCCGGCAGCATTGCTGGTCGACTGCGCGCGCAGCTCGGCGGCGTGAGCGAAACCGCGCCGCAGGGCGCGGAGCTGATCGCCATCGAGCCCCTCGCGGCCGTGGCGCAGATAGAGCTCGAACGCGGCCCCGTAGGCGTCGGCGTTGCGCGCCGCCTCGAGATCGCTTTCACCCTCGGCGACCGGGATGCCCGGGCGCTCGCCGGCCAGGCCCGGCACGCCGCGCATTTCCTGCTCGGCGGTATAAGCCCGCTCATCGCGCTGGATCTCCACGGCCATGGCGTCGGCCTGGTCCATCATGTCATCGAACTTGGCGTTGATCTCCGCGCGCTCGGCGTCGGGGGTCTCGGCGGTGAGCGTGTCGCGCAGTGCGCCGGCGTCGTGGATCAGCTTACCGCGCTTCTCCCGCTTGGCCATGATCTCGGCATAGGTCGCCATCTCGGCACCTCCTTTGCGTTGCCGTTTCAACAAAAAACCCCGCCGATTGGCGGGGCTCACACGTCGCGGGAGTCCGCGAGCGTCAGGTGAGGCGCGCCCCCATGAGGCGGCCCGTCATGCGGTTGAGATCCGAGCGGTGCACGGCGGCCCGGGCGGCCTCGGCGGTCGCCTTGGCGGCGGCGAGCGCCTCCTCGGCCAGCGCCACGCCATTGGCGTCGGAGCGCATACCGATCTCGGTTTCGACGTAGGCGGGGAAGGTGACCGGCGAGACCTCGACCAGATCGATATCGGTCAACAGCCGGTGCGGGGTGTCGGTGTCGAGATCCGACCACGTGTCGCCGCGCACGCGAAAGCCGATCGACATGCCGTCGATATCGCCGCGGCGGATCGCCTCGAGCACATCGTCGCGGGCCTCGGGCACGTCGATCTCGACCTCGACCCCGCGCGCGGTCTCGCGGGCGCGCAGCGTGCCAGCCGATTGGCGGCCGATCACCTGGCTCATATCGTGCTGATAGAGCGCGCGCAGATCGTTCTCGGTGAGCGAGCGGGTGAACGCGCCCGGCGCGATCTCCTCGGTGAACATGCCCCCGATGTTGGCGCGCACCCCATAGACGGCCGCCAGGCCGACCACGGTGCGGGACGCGTCGTTTTCATCGGCGCGCAACTCGACATGAGCCACCGCGCGGCGTTCGATCAGGGGCATGGCGCGCCCTCCTAGTCGGTTTCGGATGGATCGGAATCGCCGGGATCCACGGGCGCGGGCACACCGCCGACCGTGTTGACCGGGGTGAGCGGCACGTCGAGGCCGGGCAGATCGGGCAGGCCCTCGAGGCGGCGGATCTCGTTTCGCGTCATGATTCCCGCCTGCGCCGCGAGCGAATGGGCTTCCATCCGCGACTTGCGGTCGCCTTGGGTGAGCGGGTCGGTGTTGAACCACGCGTGAAAGGCCGGCCCGTTGAGCGGGGTCAGCAGCTTAAAATCGATCTCGCTGGTGATCCGCACCAGCCACGGCCACATGGTGTGGCGCAGGAAATTAAGCCCCTGCTCCTCGATATTGGAGAAGGTGGCGCGCTCGAGATCCTTGAGCATGTGCGGCGGCACGTTGAAGATCCGCGCGATCTCGAGCACCTGGTGGCGACTCTGTTCGATGTGCTGCGCATCGCGCAGGCCCTGGCCCGGAAAATCCGCCTCGACCCCTTGGGGCATCACCATCGTTTTGTAGGCGTTGCCGAGCCCGGCGGCGTTCTCCTTGACGTGGGCGGCGAACTCTCTGACGCCCTCGGCCGTCATGGCGTCGGGGGTCTTGAAGATGATCGAGGGGATCGCCCCGTTCTCGTAAAACCGCCCGGTGAAATCGATGTTCGCCAGAGCCGCGCCGAACACCCGGCGCAGGATCTGCGTGACGGGCAGGCCGCCCGAGCCCGGCGCCACCTCGAGCCACGGGATGTGGATCACCTCGGCCGGATCAAGCACCCGGTGAATCTGGCCGTTGCGGTACTCATAGGAGAGCGCGCCGGTGCGGCGATCCCACACCGGACGGGTGAACCAGGGCTCGAACAGCCACAGGGCGACCACCTGGCCGGCGCCATTGCGCTCGATCCAGGCGTAGCCGTTGCCCCACAAGAGCGCGTGCACCGCGAGCGTGGTGCGAAACTTGATCGCGCTCGAGTAGGGATTGGGCCGGGTGTGCAACAGGCGGTGCAGGGGGTGATCGAGCACCCGGTCGCCGCCACCCTCGGGCTCGCGATAGATGTGAAGCGGCAAGGCGCCGATGGTCTCGGCGATCAGCCGCACCGCGTCGAGCACGGCCGGAATGCCGAGCACCGATTCCGGCGACACCGACACCCCGGCGGCGGTCATCTCAAGGCCGAAGATCCGCGCGAGCGCGGCCGGGTCATTGAGGGAGATCGCCGGATTCTCGAGGCTGGCCCGGGTCGACGGGGGCAGGATCTCGGGCTCGATCCGGGTCGGGCGGGCAGGCGGCGTGAAGGCGGTGGCGAGGTTACGCAAAAATTGCATGGGTCAACACCTCCACCGGCGCCACCCGCGCCTCGCCGCGGCCGATCGCCATGATCATCGCGACCATGCCGTCGATCCGCTCGATCGACTTTTCCTTGTCGGGCTTGAGGTTGCCCGCCGGATCCTGACGCACCACGGTGTTGACCGCGTTCCACCGCAACACCGGGTTTCCGCCGTGGATGAGCTTGCGCCCGAGCACCAGGCGCTCGACCGCCGCGGTCGGCGCCGCCATCGAGAGAAAACCCTGGTGGTGCTCGACCAGGGGCAGGCCCTCCTCGGCCAGGCCCTGGATCAGCTCGCCAGCGAAAACCCGATCGTAGGCGAGCTCCTCGACCACGTAGCGCGCGGCGATCTCACAGATATCGCGCTGCATGAACTCGAAATCGGTGACGTTCCCCGGCGTGGTGGTGATGAAACCCGCCCGCACCCATTGGTCATAGGGTACGCGGTCGCGCTCGACCCGGGTGGCCATGTTCTCATCGGGCAGCCAATACCAGACCAGCACCACCCACCGGCCGAGCCCGGTTTCCTCGGGCGGGAACGCGAGGGCCAGGGCCGAGAGATCATGCACCCTGGCGAGATCGAGCCCGCCATAGCAACGCTTGCCCTTGAGCCGCTCGGCGAGATCGGCCGGCGACAGATCGCCCTTGCATTGATCCCAGGCGGCGAGATCGAGCCACTTGGTTACCGCCTCGGTCCATTGGTTGAGGTAGAGGCGGCGAAAGACGTTCTCGAACGCCACGCTTTCGCGGGCTTTCTGGAACTCATCGCGCAGATAGTCGATCGGCACGGTGATATTGAGATTCGGGTTGGCCTTCGCCCACACCGCCTCGTCCGTCCAATCGTCCTCGAGCTCGGCGCCCCAGATCGCCACGAACAGCGCATCGTCGCGAATGATGCCGGCGGCCACGTTGACCGCGTGTTGATGCAATTGCCAGGCGAGCCCGAGACCGTGCACCCCGGCGGTGGTGATGTAGATGCCGAGCGGCTGCTCGCGGGCGGCGCGCGAACTGCGCACCGCGTCATAGGCCTCGCGGTTCGTCCACTCGTGCACCTCATCGCCAATGATGCCGTGCGCCGAGAGCCCGTGCTTGTTCTTGGGCGATCCCGAGAGAGCACGCCAATTGCCGTGCAGCGCCGGAACATAGAGCGTGGGTTTCAGCGCCTCGACCACTTCGCCGAGCGCCGGGGTGAGCGCCACCATGGTGGCACCCTTATTCCATGAGATCCGCGCCTGCGCCTCATCGCCGGCGATGGAATAGACCTGGCCGCCGGCCTCGCCCTCGGCGATCAGCAACAGCAGACCGAGGGCGGCGGCGAACTCGGTTTTTCCGTTTTTCCGCGGGATCTCGATCCAGGCCTCGCGATAGACCCGGGTGCCGTCGGGGCGTTTCCAGCCGAACACCTGGCGGGTGACGAACACCTGCCAAGGCGAGAGCGTGAACGGGGTTGCGTACCACCGCGCCTCGGTGTGGCAACAGTATGTTTCGATCCATTGGCACGCGGCCTTGGCCGCGGCCTCATCGAACCATGCGCCCTCGAGGGTCGGGCGCTCAGTGCACGCGAGCACGGGAGAGCGCGCCCACCGGCGACGGGGTGGGGGCGGCGGCTGCAGTCTGCGGCTCGGGCTTGGCCGGCTCGAGCGGGAGCGTCGGTTGCTGCGCCGCCATCGCCGAGATTAGGCGCTGGCGCGCCGCCGGGTTGAGGCCGAACCGATCCTCGTAATCGAGCAGCCCTTTCTCGAGCCGCTCGGCGACGATGAACGCGGGGTTGATCCGCTTCATTTTGCCGTGATTGGAGTCGGTCCAGTAGGTGCGGCCCTCGGCCTCGATCTCGGTGATCGCGTCCTGCCAGGCGGCGAGCCGCACGCAATACCGCGCCAGCGCCCGGGCATCGGTCTCGCGCACGAACCGCGCGGCCTTGAGCAGCGGGGCGAGCTCGCGCCAGGCGACCGCGGCGGTCGGGCGATCCTTGAGCAGGGCGGGCAGATCGGTGTCGACCACCTCGGGCAGCTCGGCGCCGGCCTCGACCACCTTGTCGGTGGCGAGCGGGCGCTTGCCGGGGTTGCCCTGCGCGATCTTGGTCTCATCGGGTTTGGGGCGACGGCCAGCCATGGCGGGGCCTCCTAAAAAAGATTTCGGCGCCATTTCGCGGCGGTGGAAATGTGACCCCTCACACGGTCCCGGGCCGGCCCGCGCCAGGGATTGAACCCCCTACCCCTCGCCGCGATCGCCGCGACCGAACCGGTTCTCGGTCGCGGTCTTGCGGTCATGGCAGGCCTTGCAGAGCGCCTGCCAGTTGTCGCGATCCCAGAACAGCGCCCGATCGCCCTTGTGATCGACGATATGGTCGACCACGGTGGCGGGCTCGGTGCGGCCCTCGGCCTGGCATGTCACACAGAGCGGGTGCTTGCGCAGGTAGCCCGCGCGGGCCTTGCGCCAGCGCCCGCCGTAGCCCCGCGCCGACGCACTCGGCCGGCGCGCCTCGCGCTGGCGACTCACCTTGGCCGAACAGGGCGCACAGTAGGTGGATTGCGTGGTGGCGTTGCACCCGGGGGCGCGGCAGATCCGAGGGGGACGATGGGGCATTTATCCCCCTGTTATGGGGACGGAACGACAAGCGCCCGGCCGTTTCGGGAACGTACCGGGCGCAGGAACGCGACGTGCCTAGATGTATATCTTATTGACCAGACAGGGGCAACAGACAGACTTGGCGCTCATTGTTGAGACGCTGGCGCCGGGCCATGGCGAGGAGAGCGGCGGGGATGATTCCCCTTGCCATATCAAGCGAATAGGCCTTGTTGCCCTCGTGCTGGCGCTGCTTGGCGACGTGCTCGCGCAGCGACAGGCTTAGCCCGCACACATCGAGCACGGCTCGGGCGACTCGGTGACCGTAGCCGCCGAGCATGTCGACCACATCCTCGACCTCACGGCGGGCGTGGCGTTGGCGCTCGGTGATATGGGCCGCCCGGCTCTCGCCGCCGCGCACACTGTCCAGCGCGC